GAATAAGTGCGCCATTGGTTGTTTCTCTAACATTAAATCTTGCTTGATCTGGTATTGGTCCATTAGCAGTTACACTTGCTATCCAAGCACCATCATTTGGATTTACATCAGCATTAAATCTTATTTGAACCATCTGTGTAGAAGCGTCTTGTTGTGGGTATGGACGTAGGTCCCAAGCAATATCTAAACTTGTACCAGTTGTTGCATAAGTAATACCTGTTCCTGTGCTCCAGGTTGTCCAGTCCCATCCCGCTATAGATACCGATGGGGCACTTGGAGTTGTATGGTATATGGCACCCTCATTTACACCAAATGTTATAGTTGCATTAGACCCAACATAAACGTTGTTATAAACAGTTCCACCCATTTGCATTCCAAACGGAAGATTCATTTGAACACCAGCATCATCTACACCAGCAAGGACATTTGTACTTGTTCCAATAGTGGCTTGCAAATTATTTACTGCTGTTTGTGCATTATCAATTGCAATGTTGGCTTGAGTTAGTTCGGTTTGTGCGGTGGCTTGTGCTGTTGTTGCTGTTGTTTTTGCTGCAACGGCTTCAGATATTTGTACCTGTGCAGTTGATGTGTCAATATTATTTATGGAGGTTTGTGCTGTAATAATAGTATTTTTAGCATCTTGAACTACCTGCGAACTTTGATCTATTGGTGTAACAGATAAATTTACAGAACTAATTGTGGTTGTTGCTGTGTCTACTAAGGCTACGTTTGATTGTGCTACTGCTACTGTGGCTGTCACTGTATCTACCGCTGCCTGAGCCTCTATCCTTTCAGCAACTGCTACGGCTATGGTGGCGGTGGCAGTATCCGTGGCTGCAATAGCCTGCTGAACCTCTGTGGCGGCTGTTGCAAGGGCTGTATCGACTGCCTGTTGAGCAGGGCTTACAACAACTTGTTCTTGTCCGCTACTGTCTGTTGCCCATGCGTAACTTGGGCCAATAAAAAATAGCCAACCTGTTACAAAAAGGCTAGCTAAAAATAGTTTTAACTTTCTATGCAATTGGATCTCCAAGTAACAAAATTTTTGTTACATAGAGATTATATCATGTTTGCTTATTTAAATAATCTTAGTTACTTAGGATTATCTGTTTTGTAAAAACCATTTCCCTTAAACTGCACCCCAACTGTTCCATAGGATCTTGCCATCCCATACCCACATGAAGGGCAAGGGGGGACGACTTCTTTTTCGTCAAACTTACGAGTAACTTCTAATAATTTGTCGCAGGTTACACATGAGTATTCGTATATTGGCATTTACTTCTTCTTTGCTCTTTGTTTTGCTAAAGCATCAAAATCTTTTATTTTAGTATCCCCCATGTATCCCCAAGCATATCCTTCGTTAATCATTTTTTGATTTATTGAAACTTCTGATCCATCTAAAAATACCCACCCAAGAATGCGTCCATATTTTTCTGATGAATCCATTTTTTCTGTTTTAATTACAACAGTTTTAGACGCATCAATTGCCTTCTTTAAATATTCTTTAGATTCAAGGCCTAGAGCTTTTTCTATTTTATCTGTGGTACGGCTTTCAGGGGTGTCAATTCCAGCCAACCTAACTCGTGAACTAAATGAAATATCAAAACCGAGATCTATGTCTACATCAATCGTATCCCCATCAACAACTTTACTTACTTTTTTAACATAATATTCAAACATAATTCTCCTTAAAAATAAGAGCAGTTTGAGGACTTACTCAGGTCCATCCTTCGGGTAGCGACCCGAATAGTCTGCGACTCCCCAGTGACGGGGTGCAGAATTATATTATACTATTTTTTTTTAGCTGGGGCCTTTTTCTTTGGGGCCTTTTTCTTTGGGGCTTTTTTTGTTTTAGCCTTTAATGATTTTTCTTGAATAACAACCGTAACGGTTGGAAATAGAATTTCTTTTATTTTTTTAAACATTTTTCTCCTTAGTATATTTTCTTTTTCTTATCTTGCATTTTTTGTTCATCTTCTGTAGCTGCATATAAAGCTCTCATTTGAGCCATTGCTGCAGTTTTACCTGGATGACAACCTTTTAATTCGCCTTCATCGTTTACAACTGCATATCCTGTGCAGCCTGCTACGTTTTGCTTAACACTGTATGGCATTTTATCTCCTAATCGTTTGGTATTTCTTTATCAAACAGCTCTATTAACCCATACTCTTTTGCAAGAGCTTTTCCTTCTGGGCTTAATATAAATGTGGCTTCTAAATTTTCATCATACTCTACAGACAATAAGTCTTTATTGTATAAATCAATTAGAGATTTATCTATATGCTGTTCGTGAGACTCCCATAATTCTGGAGCCAACTCTTTTGCACTTTCATTAATAGAATAAATAATTTCTCCGCTTTCATCTACGCCTTCTAATTCTACAACACCAATGCTTAAATAATATTCAAGTCTTTCATCATCTGAATTACCCATGATATCATCATTTTCCATATCTACATTATACCTCTTTTTACTGTAATGTTCCATCATCATTTTTGTCAATAGTGGTCTCTACTATCTGTTGAACATATTCAGAAAAATGCTTTCTAGTATTGCCTTTTGGCCTGACCCCCAAAGCTTTCCATATTCTTTTGTACTCCATTACATTGGCAAATGTGGTAGGGCATAGAAGCATGTTATTATATTCTTTCAATACAGTTGGAAGTGGAACATGCTTTCCACAGCATTTACACTCTTTAGCTTTTTCTTGGTAAGTACTCATATTATCATCATCCTATCCATTGCTTCCCTTAACCTATCTGGCATATGCGGTGCCTTAATCATATTTGTAACTGTAGTATCTTTGTCGTCTCTAGCAAAATCATTGTCGTAACTCATGGATTGATAGGTATGTATTTTAATTTCCTGTTCTGAACTAAATTTACTTCTACTTATTGCATTGTATATTGAGCCACAGACAGCATCTGCTAAATCTTTAGATCCTTTTCTTGGGTGATCTACTCTGTCTCTCATAATTTTTAATTGCAATAATTCATCTATAAGTAATTGAATGTACGGACCAATTAATCTTTCTTCCGCTACTATCATTGCCATATCATCATAATGTTTTTTAGCGACAGATAGAATTTCTGTATTGATGCCATATTGTTTTAGTTGTTGCATCATGTCATGAGAATTCCATCTGTCAAAAGTACACACTTTAATTTTAAATCCTCGTGTTTTTAATGAAAGAATATAATCTTTTACTTCAGTAAAGTCTACAGATTTATCTTTAGTAGGAGTCCAATATCTAACAGCGTCTATTTCTACTATGGGGGCTGGTTGCGAATAGTCACTTGTTATTTTTATGTTTACCCATTTTTGAACGTGTGACATAGATACAGCACAATGGTCATGCTTTTGCGCTAAGTCTACGTGAATAAAATATTCTTTATCTGGATCTGGAATAAACCATTCTTCTAATCTTCCAAAATTATCTACTGCTAACTGACCAATATTAAATGCTTTTTCAATTTTTTCTTTTGATTTAAAAAATGCGTCAATTGCATCTGGTGGCATACAGGCGAATCTAGACAAAGCATCCTGAGGATTTGTATAAAATGCTGTTTTAAAATCATCTATTTTTCTTACTGGATTAACATCCCATGTTGGTCTTTTTAAAGCATATACCTTAGGTATTTTATATGAAATAATATGATCCTCTTCCCAATCTATATCAAATTCATTTCCTTCTGTATTGTCTGGCAAGTCATCGTCCATCTTAAATCTATGAGACTTAATAACCACTTCTTTATCAGCTACAACTGCGTCATATCTCTGTTGTATATAGTCGTTTTTATATCTTGGAAATGAGAGCAAAATTACTTTACCGAAGTCTGGGAAACGGGAATCAACTGATGCCCTATACATATCATATATTGCCCCACCAGTTTTAGCCTGATCGTGCCCAGTAGTATTTTCAATACTAAATCCTGAAATTTCATCCAGGATTACTATAATTACGTTGTAGCCCTCCCACGCTTCTCTTTCTGAGTGGCCTGAATGAACTGTAATATTTTTATTAAATTTAATTTCTGATGCTTTATCGGTATACTTACCAATAAACCAAGGTGACTTATCTATTCTGGTTTTAAATCCTTTAAAGAAAACATTGCTTGCCTGTTGTGCGTTAATAGCAATATTAATTATATCTATTGAATCTCCAGGCGGCTTGCCGTAATAAGCTGCTGGATCTTTAAGGCACAGCAACAAATATACAGTGTAAGCAACTGCAATTGTAGAACAATAATCTTTTCCAGAACCTTTTCCTAATTGAGCTACAATCTCGTTTGCAGTTTGTTTAAACCGTATTTTTCCTTCTGATTCTCCAAATAATTTTATTAGGGTGGACTCTTTATAAATTTGTGAGCTTTTTTCAATTAAAGTATATTGATATTCTGATAATTCTGGTAAACCTAAATAGTCTGGATGCCTTACAAAGGTTCTTAGATCGACTGGCTTTTCATCAAACTCTTCACCGTCAAGTATGTCAATAAGGTCATTAAAATTAAGATCCACTTACTTCCTCAATGATTTCTATTGGTTCAACTATCCCAGTAATTTGAGACAATCTTTTAGCAACATCCATTTTACATTTAGGGCAACTTGCTGTTACCTCTTTTAATATTTTAATAAGTATCTCTTGTTTATGCTCTGTTTCGGCAATCTGTGTAGCAATCTCTGCATTATCTAAAAGGCCAACCTCTTGAAGCATTCCTATTCTTTTACCCTCGATGTCTGCAATAAGCTTTAAAGCAGTTGCCTTAACATTTAGTTGTCCTGCTTGATCAGCATCCTCTACGGTCTTCCAGGCCTCTTTAATAAGCATTGCATAGTGTTGGTCTGCACCAGAGATGGCTTCTTTAGCCCTCTCCCTCGTGCTAGTATCATTGTGAACAACAGTCTTCCACTCATCAATTAATTCAATTACTTCTTTTCTTTGTAATCCAGTAATTGCGGCAATGCTGGTGGGATTATTGCCCTTAAGCAATTCACCAACAACCTTGTTCATTCGATCAAAATGATCTGATAATTCAATTTCCATATATTAGAGTATAATTCTAGTTGACTAAAAAGTCAATTAGATTTGGCTATTTTATATAATATTAAGTACCCAATTAGGTCATCAATATCATTGTCTCCAGCAAATCCTTGATTATTTTTTACTCTATTTAATTTATCATCAATTCTAACCTTTAATTGTTCCGTTGCATCGGCAACTGAGAATATCCTTATTGGATTTAAAGCTGAGTCTCCATATGATATATTCTTTTCAATTAGCATTTGGGCTATATCAATACAAGATGCTAGTATCTTTCCGCCAGACGGCGCTGATAACGAATGCATATACAATTCATCATAGGTAAAGTGTTTACTATCTGCATATACTGGTTTTGGCATTATCTTACTTCCTATTCTTTTATATAATAAATGATATTTTATCAAAAATTACTGTTTTTGTCTATACCTTTACACGATCAACAGCATGTATTGTTGTGCCTAAATCTACGCCATCAACAAACATTTTTGTATTTGGCATAATTGAGTATGAGTTAAGCATTTCTGGAGAATAGAATATATGAATATCAACTGGCCTATCAATTTTTCCCTTTGCGCTGTCTAATAATTTTTTTGCACCAGATTTATTAAGAACATAAGCTCCAAGCCAATTGCCCTGGTATGCTTTGCACACATATTGGCTTCCTATATCATGTCTATAATTGTAATAAGAAAAGTTGCCCTCTGGAACTAATGCAAAAAAGGCGTCCCAATCTTCTGGAATTAGCTTTAGATTATCTATTAAATTCTCAAAAAATCCTTCTTGAATCTTAATATCGTCTTCAAATATAACAACTACATCATATTCTGATTCATAAAATGATTTCCATGCCATGTGATGGCTAGCCCAACAACCAATTTCAGCATATCTAAAATTTGTAGATGGATCAATATTAAGGCCATTATTTTCAGCGTAGTATTCACTTAGCTGCTCGGCAGTATATATTCCATATGTTTTTTGCTTTAAATCTTCAGCATATTTATTGAGATACTCTTTATTTTCAATTAAAAGAAACTCTCTATCAGTGTCTTTATCTACATGTAGTATTGCGTATGCTATATTCATTTTATGCTAACTCCAAATCAAACTCATTACTATAGAATGATAAAAGGTCCATATGCTGAGGATCACAATTAAATCTAAGGTGGATTTTATTGATAATTTCATCATATATACTAGAAAATTCAGTAAATGCTTTAAACACTAAACCAGTCTCGCTACCAGCCTTTTCATTTGTATATGAAGATCCAACTGGGTGCGTTAGGATATGCTTACTATCTCTTAATACAATTTTACCCTTG